ATACAACTTCTTCTCAAAGTATTTAACGTCCTCCAACTCACCTAGGTTCTGTCCACCAGGTAATGTAGCAATCTCTGTACCTTTTCCACCTTCACGGCGAGGTAACCAAAAATCTTCCATCATGGACATAAATTTACGGTCATCACGAACTTCACCAGTATTAGCATCATAGACAAGTTTGTTTTTATACTTGACCATAATATCACGAAGATATTGTTCTGCTTTTAATTTAGGTAAGTTACCCACATCAATATAGAAAATGCGGCGCTCGGGAGCACGACTGATGCGATAAATGACGGTAGCATCTTCAATCATCCTTAATTGATTTAATGGTTTGATTGCTTTATGTAGATAAGATAATACCACGGCCCGGCGAGAATCCATGAGACCAGAAACAACAGAGATAATGGAATCTGTGGTAATTCTGACACCAACAGGGCCAAAATTGCTAGAAGAACCAGTAGTAACCTTATCATTGAAGATATAGTATTCATTGATAACATTCATTACCTCTACACCAGTACGTTCATCTTTCTTCTTCTTAACCTCACGCACTTTACGAAGCTTGCGTGGGTCAACATAACGGAGTTCTCTAATGCCTTGAAGTGGATTTTCACGGTCAATGATGATATGGTAGTACATACGACCATCAACATAATATCTACGGAAAATGTCTTGTGCTAAATTGTTATAATTTAACATCTTTAAAATATTACCAAACTCGTTACGAATAGCGGTTTTGATTTTTTCTGGTTGTTTTAAATCGTCCAGTACGATTTTGATGTTTTTACCATCATCGTCTTGGCAAATGGCTTCATTGACAATATCATCAATAGCAGCTTCAATTTCTGGTTGCATTGCCATTTCACGATAACGTGAGATTAGTTCTACTTCATTCTTTGCTGTGCCGTCTAAGTCAACATATGTACCATAATAGGCGGCAGAAGTAATGGTAAGAGCGCCATCATCGTTTGTTGGTGGCGTGAAAGATTGTTGCACTCCAGCATCTTCTTCAGATTTTGCTCGTGCAATTGTGAAACCAAAGAGTGAAAATTTATTTAATGATGCCATATTGTTCTATTCCAATTCAAAAAAACATGATGGGAGAACCTAAGTTCTCCCGTATAAAATAATTAAGTTGTACTATCAGATTCCCACCATTGATAGGCAAATGTTACGCCATATTCTTCAATGGTATCGTTTGAACCCCAATCTAAATCGATTGGTGCCAAATCAACAGGATACAAACCTACAAATTTGTAAGTTTTCAAAATGTTGCCGGTTTTTCCATATTGAGATACTGTTGCATCAACAGAATAACCTGCCAAATTTGAAGCACCGGAAGCACGAATGTTTCCAGCATGACTGTTCATTGCATTCATCCATGACTCTAATGATTTACGGATAGTAAAACTTTCGTCATTAATGATCTGTAAAGACCAATCAGCAAATGTACGATTGCCAGCAAGTTTCAATTCACGACCAAAATAATACAAAGGTACTTGGCCAATTGTTGAACCTGGTAATTGTGCTGCTTTTGCTAAAAACTGTACTTGTTGTCCTGCTGCTGTGCCGTTAGAAGCCACAGTTGGGAATGTGAGTGTAACTTGGAACAGATTGGGACGGGCACCGTCACCAATCAAATTTGCTCTAAAGTCTGTTACGTTAAATGCCATTTTTTTCTCCTATTCGTTGAATTATTTATTAGAACTGTCCAACGACTTCAGTAAACGCAACACCTGTTCTTACAGCAACAAAGTTCAACTGAATGAAATTGATAGAACGGGCTGGTTTAATATAAATGTCACCAACAAACTGGTTAGAATCGACAACTTGTGGAGTATTATTTGTAGAATCACAAACAACACGGAAGTCGGTAATACCACGGCGACCCTGTACATCACGCAAGAAAGGAGTTACTAATGCCACAAATTGTGCTTGTGTGAATGAATCGTTAAATTCAAACAATGAGTATTGTGAAGCCTTAGCAATTGTCTTTTCAAGAACAATAAACAATCTGCGTACATTGATACGGTCAAAGGCAGAAGGTTTAGATTGTAGAGTTTTATCTCCAAACAATACAGTACCTTGTCCTTGGAATGTTGCAACAGGATTAATACCTTGAGCATACAATGTATCACGTTGTGTTTGATTTGGATTCCATGCCAACTTAACAACATTCTTTAAGTTACCACGGTTAAATCCAGCAGGAGACCACCATGGATCACGAACTGAATCTGTGTATACACAAAGACCAGCAATGTCAGCATTTAATGGAATCCAACGATAAACGTTGTTGTATTTGTCAAACATATATTTCCAACCAGAATCAGCAACAACATATGAAGATGAACGAGCAAGTGCTGAATTCCATGTTGTGATATTGGTAGTTTCACTTCCTGCTTGGTTAATAACGGCAGAAGATGGAGGAGAAACAAAAGCAATACAATCTTTACGAGTATTTACAATATTATCAATTACATATTGTTGAACAGTAGTACTTGCATCACCAGTAATAACCAAAGAAATGTCCACTTCAGCGGCATTTTGGAAATAACTATAAGCATTGATGATTGAACCATCACTTGGTTTAGTGTATCCACCACCAGCTAAAGTAGAAGTAATTGCAGTTGTAAGTACCGCATAAGTTACTCCTGCTAAAGGTTGACCCCATGTAGCATTGGTTGTTGAGTAACTTACTGGATCTACTGCGTAAATATATTTTGAGTTATTAAAAATAACATTCTTATAGTAATTTGAATTTCCTAATGAATCTTTAGCATCAGATGCTTTTGATAGATATGGGAAAATTTCAAGTACTGTATTTTTAACACCGGTGAATAAACCACCACTATCAGTAACAATAATGTGTAGTTCATCATTCCATGTGCCATTGCCATTTACTGCAATAGCTTGTGCTGATGTTCCTGGAGCACCAGAGAAAAGACTGGACACATTGGCACCGTTAACTTGCCAGCTTGAAAAGTTGGCTAAACCAGCATCACATAATGATACAGTTAAAGAGTTTCCTAGTGCGCCTGGATATTTGGCCATAAAAGAACCGTATATCTGACTATTGTTTTGATTCAAATAAGTTGCCTGGAATACATTCTTGTTAGGCATATTTACATTTGATGCAGATCCGTCATCTGCATTTAAGCAAGTTGGATCAGTAGCACGAACTACTTGTAAATTATTACCATAAGCTAAGAATGAAGCAGCAGTAAAGTAAGATGTGGCGGTATTACTGTCTGGAGTACCAAAGGTATTTCTGAGAGTAAGTTCACTATCGATTTGAATTCTTGTATTTGCTGGACCCCAGTTAAAGGCTCCTGCGTAAGCACCGGCTGTAGTTAGTATCGAAGGAACGACTGTTGTTAAGTCGACTTCCGAAACATTTACGCCTGGAGAGATTTGAAATGCCATTTGTTATCTCCTTGAATATTTGTTGTATTGGCAATTATAATACCATTATCATATTTATGTAACGTCATATTTAGAGTTTTATCTCTGTATTTCTCTGAAATAGGCAGAATAAGTTTCTCGACCATCCGCTTTTTCCCACACATCACCATCAAAAACGTCAAAACTATGTTCCCGACCATCTTCAATAACTGGGGCTGGTGGGGTAATTTCATCAAATTGGTTCATACTTTCAAGTTGAAGTTGTTTACGGATATCGTGGTTAACAATTTCTTTGAAGTATTTTTGTGTTGAAATCCAACCAAACATGACTAAACCCATGACCATATCATCGTTCGCATCAGATTCAGCAGCAAATGAATTCTTTTGAGCCACAAAAGTGGTCAATTCTGAAATGGTATCAAAATCATTAATAATTAACTTATCACCTTCAATCAAAGTTTTCAAGTTAGAACAACCAATTCGTTTAACTTGTGGTGACATTTTAAGACCCAACTGTACACCTCTAGCAAAGCCGGCAGACAATTGTTGTGGTTTTTTATTACCTGTAAACACTTTCCAAAGATTTTCATATTCCAAATCTTGGTGTAGTATGTCGGCAACTTGTGGCGTATTATTAATTTCTACCAATACATATGCGTTATTGTATAATACTGCCGCATTATAAATTTCGGTTGGAAATAATATTGGTGAAACCGATGAACTCTTGTATGTTGCCACTTGTTCATATGGTGTTGAAGAAATGTCAATTACTGAGAATGTAGAACAATCTAGTCCTTTTCCTTCTGCTACGTCAACTACAATTGCGTACAGGTGGTCTTTTGCGTTCTCATCATCACCTTTGACTGGAGCTTTATAAATTTTAACCTTGTCATGTTCCGTGATGGGTTGTTGATAAGTTAATTGTTGTAGTTTAAGTCCAGATACCAAAGTATTTGAAGAACCCAAGAACTCGGTTTCAAACTCTTGACGGAACTGGTGTTCAGAAGTGTTCTTAATAGTTTCTTCTTTCCAAGCCTCATCACGACCTGGTACTTGTGACCAATGAATCTCAAATGGTACATAGTTGTTTCGTTTGTGTACTGCATCATTCCAATATTTGTAGAATAGATTCATACCATTTGGTGTAGAAACCATCAGAATCTTAGTCTTTGTACCAGCAGTAATAACTGGATAAACTGAGGTAATAAACTCAGCAGCAATATTGGAAGGTACGAAAGCAAACTCGTCTAAGAATACAATGTTAAACGAACCAGAACGTGAAGCGGCAGAAGATGTTGAGTCTGCAATAATGACTGAACCGTTTTCCAATTCAATACGAGATTTATTCCATTCAACTACACCTTGTTGTAACCATTGTGGAAGGTTCTCATAAGCCAGTTGTAATTTACCAAGAATACCAATAGCAGTTTTACTTCTGTTAGCAAGAACGGCAATCGATTGAGAATCTTTGAATAGAATTGTCCAAAGAAGATAGGCTACTGCTGTTGTGGTTTTACCAACCTGACGAGGACATTTGGTGATAACAAAACGATTTTCATGAAAAGTTTTAATCATGTCCTTTTGAAAGTCGTACATCTCAAAAGGAACTAGACCTTCATCTAGTGTAATGATTTTAATCCACTTAGTAAAATATAATGGATCCTGAGCACACTTGACATATTCATCAAATTGCTCTTGTGTATAACTTTGCTTGACACCAACTCGTTTTAATAGTGGGTTATCACGGTATGATTGTTTATTTGTTGCCATTATCTTTTAATAGTTTACCCAAATCGGCAGTAGAACCAACAAAAATTGCTTTGTCAATAGTGGTATTATTTACTTCTTTTTTGTTTTTATCCATGTCACGCATTTGTTTTTGAATATTCAAAAGTTCTTTGTTAGCATCTACCATATTTTTAAGTAGTGTACCGTAAACTTCAAATGCTCTTGGATGTTGTCCTGCCTTAGCAATTTGCAAAATATCTTCCATGGCTTCTTTGCCTTGGTCAATAATACCTTGTAGATTTTCTTTTGATTGCTGGTAAGCGTCACCTAAATCTTCATCAATATTAGGAGCATTATAAAGGGGAGTTGCCTTTTTTACTACTGGCAACTCCTCTTTTTCTGCTGGAACAATATCAAATATTTCTTCCATACTTTTTTCAAATTCATTCATATTATTAAACTATTAAGAAGCAGCACCTTTAATAACAACATATTGTAGAACAGGAGCTTCAGCTGCAACGGTTGAAATGGAACGAATAGTTACGTTGGCAATACCAACACCGGTATTTGCTGCAATAACATAATTACCAATTGTACCGCCAGACCAATGGTTGAACATAACAAAGTCATTGGCCGCAATTGCTGAATTTGTAAATACAAAAGTATTTGATGTGGTATTTGACATTGCTTGTGAAAACAATGTAATTTGACCTGATGGTTTGTTTAGTGTTACACCAGTTGTTCTGCTTGTTGCTTGAGCAATAACACCGCCGTTACCTGTTGTATAACCTACAGTAATTGCAGTATTAACAATAGAAGATACACGACCGTTTGCAGCAAGTGTAATTACTGGAACAAATGTTGAATTTCCGTATACACTAGCAGCCGCTGTCAATGTTGTGTAGTCGGTATTCGCTAACGCTTGAACAGAAGTAATTGATGTATTCTGTGACAAATTTACACCAGTTTGGTAACTTGATGCATCGTTTGCTGAATTGGCTGTAGCAAAAGCAGCTTGTGTATAAGCTAAGGTTGGAGTTGCCCAACCACCTGCCGTTGATCCGTCATGTACGGTAATTGCGTTTGTGTCTGTATTAACAATTAACTCACCTGATGCACCTGTTGTAGTTGCAATATTGGCCGAATTATATCGTCTAAATTGTAGTGTTTTTGACATTTTTAAACCTTAGTTAGTAAATAGGTCGAAATTACCCGATTCTGTTATTAAATCTTCAATTCCAAATTGTATCATTAAGTCACCATAGAGTACTGATGAGTCTGGAACAACCGTATTGATGTAAGGCGTTTCCGTTACTGTGGTAGTATAAGTGTATTTATCATTAGCCGTGGCTCCATCCGGATTAGGAGTAATGACGATTTGTGCATATTCCAGTGGTTGAAGTTGATATGAAGTAAATTGATAGTTTGCGTTAGTATTCAAACCAACAATAGGTTCAGAAGAAACAAAGTTTCCTTGAATATTGGTTAATTGTAATTGGTTGTTACTCCAAAGAACCACTTTACCGGTAGCTGTGGCCGTATTAACTGAATAGCCTTGATATACAATTTCACCAGATTGGTACTTTCCAACACCACCGGTTGCCATATTAAACACAACAGTATCTTTAGTTGATATGTTGTTTAATATATTTGTGATGGAAGTTTTAATTAAACCAGTAGATGTTGTCTGACCAAAAACATAACCTTTGACCGTAAAATTAAGTGTCCAAACAATCATTCTTGGATCGGAATCTCTTGGACCTTCATATGTTGTTTCGTGTGAAGTCGAGTTCAAAACCACAGGAATTTCTTTAATTACACCCATCTCAGGAACCAAGTTTAACTTAATGGTATAGTCTGGTGTAAAATATGGAAGAATGTGTTCAATAATTTGTGTACCATCTTCAATGTTACGAACATAGATGTAAAGAGAAAAATCAAAATTGTATGGTACTGGATTGTATTGTGAAACAACACCATTGGTTGTTTTTGCAAATGATTTGAAATTGGTGTTTTGTTTTCTTGAAGAATCGTATGAAAGGCCATTCATTTCAAACGACATTCTTGGTAGTGTCATTTGAACTTTTTTATCTAAATTAGCATCACCTTCAAGTCGTTGAACATACAGTTCTTTTGCCGCATAAGCAATAGGAACAATAAATCTCTCTGCTTCTGTGTTATCTTTATTATAACGAACCAATGTAATTTCGTTAAACAAATTACCAAAACCAACAACGAGTTTACGAATGATTTTGTTATATGTGGTATTAGCCATTAAATGCTTCCAAACGGATTAGATTCAGAAAAGTCGGTAATTGTATATGCTGAATTAGCAATATATTCATTATCATAATTTTCTTTATTTGCTGGGTTGGCTAATGGATCAAATGATGCTAACGGGTAATTTGATCCAGAGGATTGACCAATGATTGGTTTGCTATCAATAAATTCACCGGCAATATTGGACACAGACAATGTGCTAGAAGAAGGAATCCAGGACTGAACAATAGCAACACTAGTAGCATTTGCGTATGTTGAGTCTGGAGATTGGAATACAATTTCGTTGATTGCATAAGTTCCTGTTCCTGCACCTAAGTTGAGGTGCAATGTATACGCTGAATCGGTCACAACAGCATCAATGTCTGGAATACCAGTAGCAATAGATTCTTGTGAGTATTTGAATTTCTCCATTTCCAATTCATAAAAATAAGGAACTTTTCTTCCCAACATGAAAAAATCTTTAGTTTGATTTGTAAACTTGATTTCGTATAATTCACCTGTACCATTTAGAAAAGGTATATAAACTAAATCGCCTTCTCTTGGTCGTGTAAATGTGTTCTGTGGAACTCTTTCTGAAAATGACCTTTTGGATAAAATAACTTGAACACTATTTTTAATCTCTAGTCCAAACTTAGAAAAGAATTCCTTTTCACCCGCATACTCTAAAGAATTTGAAAGATACATTTCTAAAGGAAAAGCAGATTCAAACTTTTTGACTGGATCTTCACCAAACAATAAGTCACGAGCCTGATCGTTATTATTTGGTAAGTAGAACGCTTCGAATCCCATAATTTTAATGGATTCTACGATAAGGTCCTCAATTACTCGTTGTTCTGGTAATGACCCGTAATTATTAAAATAGTGTGAAACCGCAATTTTAGGTTCCTACCTTTCTTTGCAACGCAGATAATCTCATTTTTTCTTTAGTTTCGACCGAACATTTTCTGCCAGTTCTAAGTTTGGCTTTTTCACTAAGTTTCTTTTTGGTTTCGTCCGACATCTTATATCCTTTTTTAGATGCACTTATTTTATTTTTGGTTTCATTGGATAAATTCCAATGTTTTCCTTTTGCGTGTTGGTTACCAATTTTAGTTTTATTAAATTGTTCACGTTTTTTATCTTGCTCTTCTTTTGTTAAACTATCCAGTACATTTGAGCACCATTAGATTAGTTCATGAAAAATTCAAGCGGCGATCCGTAATTATTTTCCATTTCAGATTCTAATCTTTCGATTTCAGAAGTAGCTTCACCTTGAATTGTTTTTCCGTCTAATGTAACACCACCAGGTAATTGTAATCCGGCAAATTTAGAAAGGTTGTTACCCCAACTTCTTTTAATAAGTTGTGTGGCATATTCTTTTAACCAACGGTCATTCCATACCAGATTATAAACATTAGGATTAATAGCGGCATAACATTCGGCAATTACCACTTGGCCAATTGGGGCTTCTTCTTTACCCCAATTCCAGTCAATATACAATCTTTGCATATGCCTTTGGAATCGAATAGGAACCTCTCCAGTAAACATCATCTCCAGAGAACGTAAGTGTTGTTGTGTTAGTGTATAGTTGATGTATGATGCGGAGGTGAAGTCGTAT